CCGATAGTTTCAAAAGAGCCTGCTTTAATTGGGGCATTGGCAGAGAGTTATATTCTGCACCATTCATATGGATAGGAGCAGACAAGGTAAACATTGAAATCGGCAAGAATGGCAAGGAACAATGCTATGACAAGTTTGTAGTCAAGAGCATTTCATACGATTCAAATAGAAATATAACAAGCTTAACCATAATAAATGCCAAGACAAATATAGTGGTGTATCAGATGGGGCAGAAGCAAGCAGAGCCACAGAAACCTACTGAGCCACAGAAAACAGAACCACAGAAAACTACTGAACAGCAGAAACCTACTGAGCCACAGGAGTCTGAAGAAGAACAGTTTGAAAAAATAGCAATGATGAAGATACCTGAAATCAAGGTGAAAGCCCTTATTTCAACCTGTGCCAAGGAAGGTGTAAAGGAAGAAACAATTCTAAAGCTTTACAAAGTCAAAAGCCTTGCAGACTTAACAGAATTACAATTTAGAAACATCAATGAATTTTGGGAAGAAATAAAGAAGGTGTAATGAATGGAGTTCACAGGGCAGATGCTGAATGTCAGCAGGGATTGGAAAACAGGACAATTGAATATCACATTTTCAATCAATGAGCCATCTGCTGCAACAGAGATAGAGAACATCCAAGATTGTGAAAAGCTGAGCATAAAAGCTGTGAAGTTCAGGCAGAAAAGAAGCCTGGATGCAAATGCACTGATGTGGGTATGCCTGGGGCAGATTGCATCAGCACTTAAAACAGATAAATGGGCTATTTACCTAAATATGCTGAAAAGGTATGGCAAATACACATACATCTGCGTGAAGCCTTCCGTAGTTGAAGCTGTGAAAGCACAATGGCGAGAATGTGAAGAATTAGGTGATGTTGACATCAACGGACAAAAGGCGGTTCAGATGCTTTGTTACTTTGGCTCATCAACCTACAACACAAAAGAGTTCACAGTCCTGCTTGATGGCATTATCAGCGAAATGAAAGAGATAGGGCTTGATACACCAACATCAGAAGATATGAGGAGATCACTAGAGCAATGGGAAAAACAAAATCAGTGATATTTAAGGATATGGAACATTGCTTCGTGTGTGGAAGCTCTCGTGTGCAGGTGCATCACATATTCTACGGAACAGCAAATAGAAAGATTTCTGACAGGTATGGATATGTGGTGGCATTATGCCAGGAACACCACACAGGAACGCAAGGTGTCCACTTTAACAAGCCTTTAGACATGCACTTGAAGAAGTTGGCACAGGAACACTTTGAAGGGCTGTATGGGGCAAGAAATGAGTTTATAAAGACTTTTGGAAAGTCTTATTTGTAAGGGGTACAAAAGATGAATATAGGGTTGATTGATGTCGATGGCCATAACTTTCCTAACATACCATTAATGAAAATATCAGCATGGCACAAAAAGCAAGGACATCATGTTGAATGGTATGAGTCAATGTTTTCAGGTCATATGGACAAGGTTTATATGTCAAAGGTTTTCAGCTTTTCACCTGATTATGAATACTTCATTGATGCAGATGAAGTTGTGAAAGGTGGATCAGGTTATTGCATAAGCCTTGTTGACGGAACGGAAGTATTTGATGCTTCAAAAGATATTCCACTTCCATATGAAGTCGAACATATTTATCCTGATTATTCACTTTACAACATCAGTGATACTGCTTATGGATTCTTATCAAGAGGATGCCCAAGAGGTTGCAGTTTCTGTCATGTAGAAGCAAAGGAAGGCAGGGCATCATTGAAGGTTGCAGATTTGAATGAGTTTTGGGATGGGCAAAAGAATATAGTGCTTTGCGATCCTAACATCCTTGCATGCAGGCAGTGGAAACAACTACTTCAGCAGCTAATTGACAGCAAGGCAAATGTCGATATCAACCAAGGGCTTGATATAAGGCTTATGACAGAAGAAAAAGCAGAAATGCTGAAGCAAATTAAAATGAAGCAATTACATTTTGCCTGGGATAGGATTCAAGACAAAGATATCATTGTTCCAAAATTCAAGATGTTCAAAGACATAACAGCAATAAATGAAAGAAACCTGATTGTGTATGTACTTTGTAACTTTGACACAACCATAGAGCAGGATTTGGAACGAATATACACCTTGCGTGAATTAGGATATTGGGCTTATGTGATGCTTTATGACAAAGAGAATATACCAAAAGGCCATGAATTAAGGAAAATGGCAAGATGGGTGAATAACAGATTTATATTTGCTAAATGTAGAACATTTGAAGAATACAAGAAAGGAATTCAAAATGAGTGATTTAATAAAATGCGGTCATAACAATGCAGAACATAAAGATTGTTTTGCTAGAACCAAGAAAGGCGAATGTGAATGCCTTGTAGATTGTAATTTTAAGGGTGATGGATGTCACTTTTATAAGAACAAATATAAGAAAGGAGTGAACAAGCATGAATAAGTGGATAGGAATGGGAAGGCTTGTAGCGGATCCTGAGATAAGGTACACCCAGGGCGAGAATCAGACATGCGTAGCAAGATACAGACTCGCAGTAGACAGAAAGTATCACAAGGAAGGTGAGCAGACAGCAGACTTCATAAGCTGCGTAGCCTTTGGAAAGAATGGTGAATTCGCAGAAAAGTACCTTCACAAGGGAATGAAGATTCTTGTAGCAGGCAGAATTCAGACAGGCAGCTACACCAACAAGGATGGGCAGAAGGTATATACCACAGACATTGTGGTAGAAGAACATGACTTCTGCGAAAGCAAGGGTGCATCAGGCGAAGCATCTGCACCATCAACACCTGAAGATGCAGGATTTATGTCCATACCTGATGGGATAGAAGGGGATTTGCCTTTTAGATAGGAGTTGCACAGCATGGAATATAAAGTAGTCATTGAAGGCAGATATCCATCAATGAATGAATTTATAGATGCTAATAGAAGAAGTAAGGGCAAGTTTAATAAGGGCAATCAGTTGAAGCAGCAGTGCCAGGATGACATATCTTGGCAGTTGCTGCAGCAACACAAGCACCTTCACATTGATAAGCCTGTAAAGCTTTTCTATACATTCTATGAACCTAATAAAAAAAGAGATTTAGACAATATATCAGGATTCTTTCACAAGGTGTTTCAAGATGCATTGGTTCACTGCGGAATTATACACAATGATTCATGGCATTACATCGTAGGCTTTAGTGATGAATTTCTGATAGATCAGAAGAATCCAAGAATCGAAGTAACAATACAGGAATCAGGTGATTGATATGGTCAAAGAATTAAAGACAACCACTGAACTTGTCAAAGATTTGCTTGAAAAATATCCAAAGGCAAGAAACAGTGACAACTACTTATATATCAAGGTTCTTCAGCACAAAGGGGCTGCAAAGGGAATCAATCTTGAACAGATGTCAGTGTTCAACTTCTTCATGAGAATCAAGGAACTTGATGTTCCGTCTATTGAAACAGTAGGCAGATGTAGAAGAAAGATAGTTGAATCACATCCTGAATTAGCAGGCAATGGTGATGTTGAAGCAGGCAGAATGCTCCAGGAAGAAACATTCAGGGATTATGCAAGGAAGGTGAGAGCATGAATAAATCACAGATACAAATGAAAAAGGCAATGAAGATGGGAATGTCACCAATTGACATTGCACACATGAAAGAGATTGCAAGAAAAGAAGCTGCAAGGATGGAACAGGAAGCCATTGAAAAATCATTCATTTTTATGCTTGCGATTCCTACCATGGTTCTTGCCTTTGACTATTGGCAGCAAGGAAGAAAGTGCCACAGTTCATAGCAGACGTTATCAGCTTATACGAGTCGGTGCAGATGGGAGTGGTAACACACAAGCAGCTAACAGATGACCTAAGAGAGTTAGCAGGAGTAGACATAGAAGCAGAATGGATAAAAGGCAGAGAAGGTGACAAGGATGGCAGATGTGAAGTGGATAAAAATCACAACTGATGTATTTGATGATGAAAAGATTCTTCTGATAGAAAGCCTACCTGAAGCAGATTCAATCATTGTGATATGGTTCAAACTTCTATGCCTAGCAGGGAAGCAGAACAACAGCGGTGTGTTCCTTATGGGTGACAGAATAGCATATACAGACAAGATGCTTGCAACCATATTCAGAAGGAAAGAATCCACAGTTCAGCTTGCTCTGCAGACATTTGAACAATTTGGAATGATTGAATTGATAGATGGTGTAATAACAATCCCTAATTGGGAGAAACATCAGAACCTGGATCAGTTAGAAAAAATCAAAGAACAAACCAGGGTGCGTGTTGCGAAACACAGAGAAAAGCAAAAGCTATTATCTTGTAACGTTACGGATAACGTTACAGAAGGTGTTACAGTAACGCAAGGTAACGCAACAGATAAGATAAGAGAAGAAGAAGATAAGAATAAGATAAGAATAGATTATCAGTTTGTGGCTGATATGTACAACAGCACATGCACTTCTTATCCTTCTATAAAATCCTTATCTGAAGCCAGGAAGAAGGCAATCAAGGCAAGATTGAATACTTACACTATAGATGATTTCAAAACCTTATTTGAAAAGGCAGAAGCATCAACCTTCTTGAAGGGTGGAAACAATAGCAATTGGTCAGCAAACTTTGATTGGCTGATTAAAGATGCAAACATGGCAAAGGTGCTTGATGGCAATTATGACAACAAGCCTGAGATTAGTAAAAACACAAACTATCAAGGCTATCAGAAGAAAAGTACCAAGGCAGAAGAACTTGATGATTTTTATAGGATGGCTGCAGAGTTTGGGGAAGGTGACAATGGATAGAGATTTCAAATTTAATAGTGAAAGATATTATGATCCAACAGTTTATATGGCACTTAATAATGTGCAGAAAGGCGAAAAAATGGAACAGATAAAAGCAGGTGAAATATGGGAGTATAATCATCCTAATGCAACAGTAGATAGTACAGGATTAGTTCTTGCAGTAAATGGAGATGTAGTTACATTCCTGAAGCTTATAGACACAAAGAATAGCAAGCATGATATAGAAGTTAATTGCAGGGGCATCATGTACGCAGGAAGTAGCATGATTGTTTATGGATTCATTCAGAACTTCCGCACCTACATCAGGACAATGAACACTGAAGTATTCAATGATATCAAGTATAAGGTGGCAGAAAGTCTTGGAATCTCATCAATGATACATGAAGTTGAAGTGGAAAAGATTGTTGAAGTGGAAAAGGCTGTGAATGTTCCTGCAACAACATCAGATGTGGAACTTGAAAGAACCAAGGCACAGCTTGAAGTGTACAAGGGATTATATGAAAACCTTATGCAACAGATGATGGGCAGGTGATTATATGTCGATAGAAGAAGAAATTGCAAAGAGAAAAAGGATGATTGAATTTGCAAAGAATGACCTAAAAAAAGATGATGTGGTAGGCAAAGAAATCATCGAAGAGTCGATAGAATCTAACAAGAGCATAATAATGTGGCTCAGAGAACTCCAGGTGCTTAGATTTCAGGAGTCACTGACAGAAGATGAAAGATATATAGTAGGCTACAACAAGGGGCTAGATTCTGCCAAAAAGATAGTCAAAGGCCATATGGGATGGAATAAAGGCTATTCTTTCAACAATGAAATGGAAGAAATAACTGAAGAAATTGATAACGAGAAAAAGGGAGATAGCAAGAATGATAGACATTGAATTGTTAAAGAAAATAAGAGAAGTACAGAATGACAAGGGAACACTTCTCGATGTAGTAGCAAAGCAGGACAAGATACTGAATGATTGCTACAAGGAACTAGTAACATGCTACAAGGCAATAATAAGCCTGGTCGAAGATTTATAGAAAGGAGAGAGCTATGACGATTATAGATGCAGACAAGCTAAAGGAAAAGTACCCAGGCAGAAGGTCACTAAATACAGTACTTGATAAGGAAAAGCCTGTGACAATAGCAGAGCAGATAGAAAATATCATAGAAGAGATGTGCGATAAATATTGCAAAATACCATACAAGTACAGTGCAAACGAGTGGGAAGATATCAAAGGCACAGACGAATGCCCATGCAACAACTGTCCACTCAACAGACTAAGATAAAAAAAGGGGGTAAAAAATGGATAAAAAAGAATTTGCAACCTTTGCAATGGCTTTAAAGACATACTATCCTAGGGAACAACTGCTGCCGAATCAGCAGGCAATGGAACTGTGGTACAGAGAACTTTGTGACATTCCATACTATGTCGCAGAAGCAGGTCTTAGAAAATGGGTAGTGAACAATAAGTGGTCACCTTCCATTGCAGAAATAAGGGAAATGACAACAGATGTAACAAAGGGTGAGATTCCTGATTGGGGCGAAGGTTGGGATAGTACCTGCAGAGCCATCAGAAGATATGGATCCTACAATGTCAAGGAAGCCATGGCAAGCCTGGATGAGATAACAAGGGAAACAGTAAGAAGGATTGGATTTATAAACCTTTGTATGTCAGAGAATGTAACAGCAGACAGGGCTAACTTCAGAATGATATATGAACAGCTTGCAGATAGAAAGAGAAAAGAAGAGAAGATGCCTGATAGATTAAAGCTTCTGATTGCAGGAATGAAGGATATGAATCTGTTGGAAAGTGGTGATGAAGAATGAATGCAAAGACATACCTGGAACAAGTAGAAAAGATTGATAGGATGATAGCCAACAAGCAGGCAGAAGCAGAACAGTGGATGGCAATAGCCACAAGTTCAACAGCAGCTATGGATGGAAATGAACGTGTGCAGGCTTCAGGCAATCCACAGAAGATGGCAGATGCCATAGACAGATATGTAGATATTCAAAGGGAAATAGATGCAGAGATTGACAGACTCATTGATACCAAGCAGCAGGTGATAAGAACCATTGAACAGCTTCCTGCAATTGAATATGATGTGCTTCACAAGATTTATATACAGTACAAGGACTTCAAAGAAGTATCATCAGAACATGGCAAAGCTTACACATGGGCTACAACCATTCATGGAAGGGCATTGAAGAATCTACAGAACATATTGAATAAAAGGGGTGAACACGATGACTAGTGAACTTTCAAAAATTACAGACATACATGACGTAGGTGCAGACTTCCTTGTAGAAGCAATCCTAGAAAGAGCAATAAAAGATTATGAGTTTGCACTAAAGTGGAAGGATATCGAGCCAAAGAACAGAAGCCAGGAAGAAAGCAAGAGAGAAGCAAAAAGACTATACAAAGAATGCGAAATATTCTTCAGGTCGCATTGGTACTCGATGATGTGCAAGATGAATGGTGATGATTTAATGAAGAAGATAAGAGAACACTACTGTGAATATGATTGCAGCATCTTGACAGATATGGATTACAAGAAGAAACACAAAAGGAAAAAACCAATAAAAATTGAATTTGAATAAATTTTTGTAAAAAATTGTTTGTTTGTGACTTTTTTGTAGAAAATTGTTTGTTTGTGACTAAATCAGTAGTTGTGCGTAGCCTTGACAGATGATATAGTTAAGCTATGAAAATATGTTAACACAAGGCACTGTTCTAAGAGCAGTGCCTTTTCCTATGCCTATCAGTCGGTTTTCTTCTCCCCTAAGTTTTTCCTGCTGATGGGCTTTTTGTTATGAGGTGAAAAGGTGGATATAATATCAAAGAAATTGGCAGACATAAAGCCATATGAAAAGAATCCAAGAAAGAATGATGAAGCGGTAAAGTATGTCGCAGAATCTATCAAGGAATTCGGATTCAAAGTACCTATCGTAATTGACAAGGACAATATTATAGTTGCAGGTCATACAAGATACAAAGCAGCAAAGCACCTTAAAATGGAATAAGTTCCATGCATAGTTGCAGATGATTTGACAGATACACAGATACAGGCATTCAGACTTGCAGATAACAAGGTCGCAGAAAAATCTGAGTGGGATTTGGAATTGTTATCAGGGGAAATGGAACAACTACTCAATCTTGACTTTGATATGACAGTGTTCGGATTTGAACTTGATGAACCTGAAGAAGAAGAGATAGTAGAAGAAGATGGATTTGATGAAGAACTACCTGAAGAACCAAAGTCAAAGCCAGGAGAGATATATCAGCTAGGTGACCACAGACTTATGTGTGGGGATAGCACATCAGAAGCAGATGTAGAAAAGCTTATGGATGGCAATGAAGCTGATATGGTTCTCACAGATCCACCTTACAATGTGAATATATCGAATAGCAAGGGCATGACCATAGAGAATGACAACATGGATAGTTCTCAGTTCCTGGACTTCTTAACAGATGCATTTGCTAACATTCAGAAGGCACTCAAACCAGGGGGTGTCTTTTATATTTGGTTTGCATCAAGAGAGCATGTCAACTTTGAAAAGGCACTGAACAATAACAACCTGATAGTAAGGCAGGAACTGATATGGAACAAGAATTCATTGGTGCTTTCAAGACAGGACTATCAGTGGAAACACGAACCATGTCTGTATGGGTGGAAAGATGGTGCTGCTCACTACTTCATAGATGATAGAACGCAGACAACTGTCATAGAAGATTAGAAGCCAAACATCAAGCAGATGAAGAAGGAAGAAATGGCAAAGCTTCTTGAAGAAATATTCAGTGATAAACTAAGCACAACAGTAATCAACGAAGATAAGCCTTCAAACAATGACTTGCATCCAACAATGAAACCATTGAAGCTGATGGGCAGACAGATAGCGAACAGTTCTCGCTATGGGGAAATTGTCCTTGATTTATTCGGTGGAAGTGGCTCAACATTAATGGCTTGTGAACAGTTAGGAAGAAAATGCTTCACAATGGAATACGATCCAAAGTATGTTGATGTAATCATTCAAAGATGGGAAGATTTCACAGGCAAGAAGGCGGTGTTACTTAATGGAAGTACTAAAAATACTGAAAAAGCTGTATAAGCAGAAGAAGATAACAAAACAACAATATTCAACTTATAAAGGGCAAGCGTTTCATGGTGATGAAATCGGCTGCATTACAGAGCTAAAGCGAAAGCATCTTATATCAGATGCAAAAGCTGATGCCCTTATTTTGAATGTAAAGCTTGCCTATACAGAATAGGCAGGTGATGGAAATGGCCAATGAAGATAATTTGCTGAAAGCAGAAGAGTTAACTTCGGCTGAACTTCGAGATAGGGCAAAGAAGGGTGGAATTGCATCAGGGAAAGCAAGAAGAGAAAAGAAGCAATTCAGGGAAACACTTGAAGCAATACTCTTCATGCCAATGAGAGAAGGCAGGAGTGCATCAGTTGATGAAATAAAGAACTTTGCAGCCATAAAGGGCAAGAATATATCAGTGCAGGAAGCAATCCTTCTATCCCAGGTGCAGAAGGCCATGAAGGGAGATACAAGGGCAGCTGAATATGTGCGTGATACCATAGGACAGAAACCATCAGATAAGCTTGATTTGAATGCAGATGTTGATATGGAATTGAACATCAATATTGATTATGGTGATGGGAATGAATAGACATGGCAAGGGGAACAAGAAGGCTCAAAATAAAAGGCGAAAAGAAAGAAGCAAGAACCTGCCACCAAAGCAAGCAGAAAAGGTTGAACTGATAGATGGCAACTTCTCATATTATCCTGTGGGCTATTGTTGGAGTCATGGGGCATACCTTACGCAAGGCCTAGTCAATACACACAGGTGCGACAAGAGAAAATGCAAGGGGTTTGAAAAGGTGGTGAATGCTGATGAATCTGACAGTGAAGATGAATCCAAGCTTCAAGGAAGTTGACAGAAGCGAGAAAAGATACATCGTCATGAAAGGAAGTGCAGGTTCAGGGAAGAGTGTTGATACAGCACTTAATTATATTCTAAGGCTTATGAATGACAAGGGTAGAAACCTGGTCTGCATCCGTAAATCTGACATAACAAACAGAGATAGCACCTATGCAGAATTAACAGGTGCAATTTATAAGATGTTCGGTGATAAGGCTGATAAGTATTGGAACATTAAACAAAGTCCTTTGCAGCTTACATTCAGGAAGAATGGCAATCAGATAATCTTCAGGGGTGTGAATGATGAAAAGCAAAGGGAAAAACTGAAATCAATTACATTTCAAAAGGGAAAGCTTACAGATGTGTGGATAGAAGAAGCCACAGAGATAACACAAGCAGACTTTGAAATAATAGATGATAGATTGCGTGGTGAACTTCCACCTGATCAGTTCTATCAAATCAGAATGACTTTCAATCCTGTGAACAAGAACCATTGGATAAAGAAAGTCTTTTTTGATATTCCTGATGCAAATGTACTGACACATCACTCAACATACCTGGGCAATAGATTCATAGATGAAGCATACAAGGCCAGGATGGAAAGAAGAAGGCTCGTGGATCCTGAAGGATATCAGATATATGGCCTCGGAGAGTGGGGCGAGATTGGTGGACTTATTATTCACAATTGGGAAGTCAAGGATATATCACTGAATCTAAATGATTATGATGATATATCCATAGGGCAGGACTTCGGATTCAATCATGCCAATGCAATCCTTCTTCTTGGCATTAAGGATGATAACATCTATATTCTGCAAGAAGTATATTGCTTTGAGAAGGAAACCGCAGAAATCATACCACTTGCAGAAGATGCAGAGATACCTAAGAACAAGGAAATGTGGTGTGATTCCGCAGAGCCTGACAGAATAAAGACCTGGAAGAATGCAGGGTACAGAGCAAAGGGTGTTGATAAAGGCGGTACGCAAGGCTCTGTCAAAGCACAGATAGATTGGCTGAAGGGCATAGTCAAGAAGGACAAGGTCATAAAGCGAATGATATATGTGCATCCCCACTGTGTGAATACAATCAAGGAATTGCAGCAGTGGAAATGGAAGAAGGATGAAAAGACAGGTGAATACCTTGATGAACCTGTAGCATTCCAGGATGATGCAATGGCAGCACTAAGATATGGCATTGAAAGGTGGAGAAAGAAAAAGAGAGTCACCATCTGATGCCCCTGTGGTTGCGTGTGTTTGCCTGTAAGCCCACAAAAGATAAAAGACGTATTAATTTACCTATTACAAGATAAAAGCCCAAAATGGGGCAAATTTGAAAGCAATGAATATGAGTAAGGGGGTAAATTAATATGTCAGAATTAGAACCAATTACAAGAGAAGAACAGTATCTAGGACACATGACAGGGTTGTGCGATTCAATGCCTGATCCAATAACCAGGGAAGAAAGACTTCTCTCAGAACTGTGCAGGTGCGTGAAAAGTGAAGTCAATTATCCCAAGGATCCTGAAGGCCGTATTGACTATGGAGAAGAAGGACAGATACTTGCATCAAATGGTGCAGGCGGTGTGGTATGGGCAGACCTGCCATGGGTTAGTGAGTGGAAGCAGAGCATTATAGGAATCCTGGAAGGGAATATGGCAGAGCCACTTCTGCCAAGGGAATTGTCAGCAATCAATTCAAGGGCATTCTATGGAAATACTGTGGTAGCCTATACAAGCCTTCCTGATGCTATAACTTACATAGGTACAGGTGCTTTTAGTGGTTGCACATCACTAGGATTGGTAAAGCTTCCTAAGAGCCTTGACACATTAGGAAATGCAAGCTTCAGGGGATGCACAGGACTTACTGAATTAACATTCCAAAGCAAACCAACATTTATATCAATAAATGCGTTTTCAGTATGCGATAATCTTGTAACAATCAATGTTCCTTGGAATGAAGGTGAAGTTGCAAATGCTCCATGGGGGGCTACAAATGCAACTATAAATTACAACTACGAATGATGAAAGAAGGTGAACAAATTGCTAACTGTCGAAGAAATAAAGCAATTCATCAATGAAGATGCTGCATCTGACAAAAAGAGATTTGCCAGGAAGGGGCAGGCATACTACGATGGTGACCATGACATAAAAGACTACAGGCTTTTCTATTACAATGCAGATGGTGTTCTAGTGGAAGATAAGACAAGAAGCAACGTGAAAATATCGCATGCATTCTTCACTGAATTAGTAGACCAGGCTGTTCAATATATGCTTTCAGGGAAGGATGGTCTTATAAAGTCTGACATTCCTGAGTTACAGACAGAACTCGATAACTACTTCAATGAAAATGAAGATTTCACTGCAGAACTATCAGAAGTACTGACAGGATGCCAGGCAAAAGGCTTTGAATATATGTACGCATACAAGGATGAGAATGATAGAATCGCATTCATGTGTGCAGATTCAATCGGTGTCATTGAAGTAAGAGCCAAGGACACTGACAGCAATGCAGACCATGTTATCTATTGGTACATAGACAGAATAGAAAAAGGCCAAAAGAAGATAAAAAGAATTCAAGTATGGGATGAAATGCAGACAGAATTCTTTGTGCAGACAAATGATGGTGAGATTGAAAAGGACAAGGATGAACCTATCAATCCAAAACCACACACTATATACACACAGGAAGGGGATGAAAAAACCTACTATGAAGGGTTTGGTTTCATTCCTTTTTTCAGGTTAGACAACAACAAGAAGCAATTCTCAGGGCTTAAAACTGTCAAGGATTTGATTGATGATTATGACCTGCATGCTTCAGGACTTACAAATAATCTTCTTGATTTTGACATGCCAATGTATGTTGTAAAGGGCTTTGAAGGTGATTCAATGGAAGAATTGATTCAGAACGTCAAAACCAAGAAGATGATAGGAATGGAAGCCACAGATTCAGCTGCAGGTGTTGATATCAAGACAGTAGACATACCATACCAGGCAAGAATGGCAAAGCTTGAGCATGATGAGAAGTGCATATATAGGTTCGGTATGGGCTTGAATACAGCAGGTCTGAAAGATACCAATGCAACAACAAACATTGCAATCAAGGCAGCATATTCACTCCTGGATTTGAAGTGTTCCAAGCTTGAAATCAGATTGAAACAGTTCCTTAGAAAAATACTGAAGGCTGTTATTCAGGAAATCAATGATATCAATGGCACTGATTATCAGCAGAAGGATGTGTATTTCTGCTTTGAGCATGAAGTAATGTCAAATGCACAGGAGAATGCACAGATAGAACTTACAGAAGCCCAGGAACAGCAGACAAGAATAACAACACTTCTGAACATTGCAGCACAGCTTGATTCTGAAACACTTATACAGATGATATGTGATGTACTTGATATTGATTATGATGATATCAAGGACAAGCTGCCAAAGGATGAAGAAGCAGATACACAGAATGCACAGAATGCATTGAATGGCATCCAGGTCGAAGGTGGTGATGTAGGTGGCGAGATTAACGAAGGAACAGAAGGAAGTCCTTCAATCACAGCTTGATGAAGAAAAAGAACTGATAAGACGGCTCAAATTGGTATATGGCCAAGCACAGGATGATTGTGTAAATAAAATCATTGACCTTGCAAGAAGAAGGGATATGGAAAACCTTCAAACAATCATATACCAAAAGCAATACCAGGAAGTGCTGAAGAAACAGCTTGATACAATCCTAGATCAGCTTCATACAAATGAATTTAGCAGCATATCAGAATACCTTACAAAGTGCTATGAAGAAGGCTTTATTGGTACTATGTACGATATAGCAGGGCAGGGAATACCATTTATAATACCAATTGACCAAAAGCAGGTAGTAAGGGCGGTTCAGTTAGATTCAAAGCTGAAAGAGAGTTTATATAAGAGTTTAGGTGAAGATGTCACAGAACTAAAAAAGGCCGTCAGGATTGAAGTGGCAAGGGGCATAGCAAATGGTTCTTCGTGGCTTGATGTAGGCGAAAAGCTATCCAAGAACATGAAGCATACACCTTTTAATAAGGCAATCAACAATTCAATAAGGATAGCAAGAACTGAAGGGCATAGAATACAGAACCAGGCAGCCCTGGATGCACAGTACAAGGCAAAAGAAAAAGGTGCAGATGTTGTAAAGCAATGGGATTCTACCTTGGATGGCAAAACAAGATATACACACAGGCTATTAGATGGACAGTTAAGAGAACTAGAAGAACCATTTGAAGTCAGTGGCAAGAAAGCAGATGCACCTGGTCTATTTGGGGATCCAGGGGAAGATTGTAATTGCAGATGTGCCTTGTTACAAAGGACAAGGTGGGCATTGGATGATGATGAACTCCAGGCACTGAGAGAAAAGGCAGCATTTCATGGTGTACTTGTTGATGATAGCAAGGAATATGGCCATGCAAAAGCAAAAGACTTCTCTGATTACTTTAACAAGTATAAGCAAGGTGCAGAAAGTGTCCGAAGTGGCTCACAAAAGATAAATAAGATGGCTGTTAGCACCAATATAAAAAATGATTGGAGCAAAACTACACCTAGATTAGTTTCAAAAGAAGAAAAGCAACAAATCTCTGAATATGCAGAAAGTAAAGGGATACACATTCATGATATTAGTAAATTTGATGGTGATTCCAAAATATTAAAATCAGAAATAGATGTATTAAGTAAATTAAAAAATGAATATTCAATCAGTAAAAATATCACTGTAACAGTCAGTGGCAATCTTTCTGATGATGATTTTGCAATAAGAACTAATTCAACTATCACATTTAATGCAAAAGCATTAAGAGATAGAAGCATAACTGAAATAAATATAAAGAGTGGTGGTAATTTCGCATCTACAAAGGTTGAAGATATAGCAGCACATGAATTTGGACATATTATTGCTTCTATCAAAGGAAATAAAGGTGTTGAAATTACACAACAAGCATATTATAATATCTATAATAAAAGTATTAGTATTGATGAAGCATTGGAATATCTTGAAAACAATATTTCATTATATGCTACAACATATACTGGCAATAAAAAAGATATTAGATTCCATACAAAATTTTATAGTGAAATCATTTCTGAAGTTTTGGCAAAAAATAATTCAAATGCAAATGAATTCACAAAGGAATTTGTTAGACTGTTGAAAGGAGGTGCAACATAATGAGAAAACTTGATTTATATTGGAAGAGTAATCGTGATTGGTGGGAATTTAAGAACCATATTCAGGTTATAAAAGATGATGCACCACCTGAAGCACAGGAAAGCTACAAGAGATATCTAAAACAAATGGAAGAAAACAATAATTAAAGCATCCTTCACAGGGTGCTTTTTTAGTGCAGAAAGGTAAATACATGATAAGCTTTATAAGGTATTTTTTATTAGAGTGGCGAATCTTCCCAGGATTCAGATGGTTCTGCGAGAGCAGGGGCATTGATTGGAAAGAGAACTACGAGAACAGACTTGATTATTCCTGGAAGCTTGCAAAGATAAGGAATGCACACAGGGATAGATACAGTAGGAAATGCACAGGAGAATGCGAGCAATGCAAAGCAAAGCATTGTTGATTTAGACCATGATAAAAACATGGTCTTTTTTACTGAAGAGAAAGGAAAAAGGCTATGGCAGTATCACAAATGCTATCTGTGACACAGCTATCACAGAACATAGCAAATAATACATCAGTTGTAAGAATCACACTGACATCTACTCAGACAGGTGAATCATACAACAATAATACACTTACAGGCCATTATTACATCAAAAAGAATGGTGGTAGTGAAGTAGATTATACCTTCACAACAAAGCTACCGAAGAACTCGACTGTAACGTGTTTTACAAGGGATATCGAAGTGCAGCACAACAACGATGGTACAGGTTCGATAGCTGTAAGAACGAGCCTTGACACACATATTAGTGCAGGAACAATTACAAGAAGCAAAACACTTACACTAACAACTATCCCAAGGGCAACAACACCAACACTATCGGCATCAACGGCCGACATGGGAACAACCATCACCATAAACACACCAAGAGCATCAACAAGCTTTGCTCATCAACTGACATATTCATTCGGTGGAGTTTCAGGTGATATTGACACAAATGTAGGAGATAGCACAACCTGGACAATTCCGCTTGAACTAGCTAATCAGATACCAAATGCGACTTCAGGTGTTGGAACTATCACATGTGTCACTTATTCAGCTAGTGGAATTATAGGCCAAAAGACAATAAACTTCACAGCTACAGTACCTGAATCGGTAGTGCCAGGAATATACCTGGTTAATATTACGGATCCAAGTGGAAACAAGGACACCTATGGAGATTTCGTGCAGAACTTATCAACAGTTTTTATTGAAGTGGGTGCGATTTCTTATTATGGAGCAACGATAAGTACAACAGTTGGTACGATTGATGGCCAAGCTATAACTTCTTTCCCTTATACTTCAGAATACCTAACAAGGGCAGGAACTAAGCAGATAGAAATCAGAGCCACAGATTCAAGGGGAAGAACTGTAACGTGGACAGGCTCAATAAATGTCATAGAATATTCATATCCTACTATTTCAAGGTTTTTCGTTGAAAGATGTACGGCAGACGGAACTCCTGATCAGGAAGGATACTACGGCAGAGTAAATATCATTGGTGCAATTACTCCACTGAGTAACAAGAATCAGAAGGAGTTCAAGGTCGAATACAAGGAGTCAACGGCATCAACGTGGACTACGATACAAAGATATTCAGTTTATGAATTGAATGCAACAAATATAGTGGCTTGTCATGTAGATAACATTTATAACTTCAGAGTGACGGCAACTGATAGCTTCGGAGCATCGGCACAAACTGCAGACCTTGGTACGGCATACACACTGATAGACTTCAGGAACACAGGAAAAGGGATAGCCTTCGGTAAGGTATCAACACAAGATGGATTTGAATGTGCAATGCCAATGAAGGCAAAATCAATCAGTGCAGAATCCATATCTGAGAATGGAATATCTATCGGAGATTTGCATGATCAGCTTGAAAGTACAAGCCAGGAAGTAGCAGGCAAGGTTGATTCAACAAGCTTTAGTGTGTGGACAAAGGTAAATGGATTATATCTATTCACTGATTCAGACAATGGATTCATAATGAGTGACAAAGGCAATTATTCTTTCACTGTTACTTCGTGGTCTGACAGCAGGCTAAAAACTAATATTCAGGCTTCGGAAGTTGATGCCATATCAAAGATAAATGCGATAGAAATGAAATCCTATGACTTCATAGATGAAAGGTTCGGTAATCATCATGACATAGGTTACATTGCACATCAGCTGAAAGAAGTTGTTCCTGAAGCTGTAATTGATGTTTCACAAAACAAGGAAAAGATGGGATATGATAGCCTGTTGCAGGTGGCAGATACAGCACTTATTCCTTACCTGGTCAAGGCCATTCAGGAATTAACTAGAGAAATTGAATCATTAAAAAATAAGGACATTCAGAAATAAATGCCCTTTTTACTAAAGAGAAAGGAAGCAAGATATGGTAGGAGAAACAATAAACAATGACTTGAAGCAGATGATAACAACATTAGGCGGAAGCCCTGAAGCCCTAGAAGATAACCTGCTATCAACAAAGTTAAATAAGATTATTGAACTTCTTGATGATGGTGGTGGTTCATCTACGGACTCAATAAGAGTAGGAAGATTACAGTATGGTGGTACAGGTTATAGTACAAAAACATTAAATTTCGATTTTCCACCCCATGCGATAGAAATAATATGTTATGTAGGTTCAGGTATTTATTTTGCACCATTACAGACAGTTGATACAGGAAAACTTTTTACAATAATGCCATCTAATATGAATGCTTTTGACACAAATTTTACTTTGTCAGAAGATAGATTAAGCATGACACTTAATGCCTATACAGAAACAGCAGCATTTAACGTTAGTGGATGCCCATACTTTGTAACCTATTTCTAAAAAACGATAGCACAGATTATTGGTTAATAACGTAAATATGCAATATATTGTTTAAATTTGCATAAATATTGCAAATAAGTGTTTTAAATTACACAGATTTGCATTTTAATTTATTGAACTAAATAAGTGGTTTAAAGTTGTACCCACATAAACAACTAAATGACTTCGGTATCATTAAGGAAGCTGAGTAATTGGCTTCCTTTTTATATGATTTTTTAAGAAAGGAAGGATGAAACATGGATATTACACAGATGGGAACAGTGCTTGCAATAGTGGTTATCTGCTATTTAGTAGGCCTTGGTGCAAAGCAGATTCCAAAGGTAAAGAATGAACTTATACCTGTTATTGTAGGCGGTGTAGGTGGCATTCTTGGTGTCATAGGAATGTATGTAATGCCTGACTTCCCTGCATCAGATATCTTGAATGCAATCGCAATAGGTATTGTATCAGGGCTTGCATCAACAGGTGTGAATCAGGTTTACAAGCAGCTATCAACGAAAGGATAGGGATAAGACATGGAAATTAATAAGTGTTTATTAACAAAAAGTGATTGCTATAAATCAGGAAGAATCATAAGCCCAAAGGGAATTGTGGTTCATTCCACAGGTGCAAACAATCCAAATCTGAAAAGGTATGTGCAGCCTGATGATGGCATCCTGGGAACAAATAGCAATGGCAACCATTGGAACAAGCCAGGAATAGACAAATGTGTTCATGCGTTTATCGGCAAAGATAAGAATGGCAAGGTAAGATGCTATCAGACACTTCCATGGAATTATAGGCCATGGGGATGTGGCAAGGGCAAGAATGGAAGCTATAACAACAGTTATATTCAGTTTGAAATATGCGAAGATGCACTCACAGATAGACAGTACTTTGAAGCTGCCTTCAAGTGTGCAGTTCAGCTTTGTGCAAAGCTTTCAAATGAATTCATGATACCTATCAAGGATATAGTAAGCCATCACGAAGCACATGAAAGGGGATTCGCATCAAATCATGGAGATTGTGATCATTGGCTTGCTAAGTTTGGCAAAGATATGGATTGGTTCAGACAGCTTGTGAAGGATGAAGTGAGTGGTGTATCTGCCATTACAAAAGTAGACTCTCCAACAACCAATACATCAAAAGCGAATACTTCTTATAAGGTCAAGGTTACAGCAGATGTACTCAGAGTAAGAGCAGGTGCAGGAACTACTTATAAGGTGAATACCACTGTAAAGAAGGATGAAGTTTACACAATTATTGAAGAGAAAAATGGATGGGGTAAGCTTAAGAGTGGTGCAGGTTGGATAAGCCTGGCATATACAACTAAATGCTAATTAGGACATGCAGAAATGTATGTCCTTTTTATATGTCCAAAACCTTATGACATTTAAACTGTGGGAATTATGCCCTGGATGCATGGCACTAAAAAGGCATCTTGTCACAGTGCAGAAAGCACGATAAAAAACACAGACAATGAAAGGAAAAAGATATGGATTTTTTAAGAGAGATTATAGGTGAAGAACTATTCAATCAGTTATCAGCAGCAATCAATGCCCACAACGGCAATGAAGCAAACAAGGATAAGCAGATTAAGCTTGCAAACCTTGCAGGTGGTGAATATGTAGGCAAAGGAAAATATGAAGCCTTAGAAGCAGCACTAAGCGGTAAGGATGCAGAGATAACAAATGCAAATAACCTTATTGCAGAACTTAAGAAGGCATCAAAAGGCAATGAAGATATGCAGAAGAAGTTCACTGATTATGAACAGGAGAATGCAAGACTTCAGGCAGAACTCCAGGAAACCAAAGTGAAGTCGGCTATTAAGGTTGCACTTCTTTCTGAAAAGGCTGTTGATGTTGACTATCTCACATTCAAGCTTAATGAAAAGCTGAAGGAAAAGGGCGAAACCTTATCACTTGATGAAAATGACAATATCAAAGGATGGGATGATAAGCTTTCAGGATTGAAAGTTCAGTTCCCTAATATGTTTGAAGCTTCAGGGGATGGAAAAAAGGTTCTTGAACCTAACAAGCTTAGACAGAATGATGATAGAACTGTAACACCTACTAGGGAACAGTTCAGGCAGATGTCATATGAAGAACGTGTGGCATTAAAGCAGAGCAATGAGCAGGCATATAAACAGCTTGCTAAGAACTAAATGATTTCAAAGAAGAAAGGAAGATGAAATATGGCAAGAACAGGTTTATTTGGTGGCTTTTATTTTGATGAAGAAGTATTCACTGACATGATGCAGGAAGCAGATTATTGGAGAAATCCAATCCTTGCTTCAGGAGTTGTTCAGACAGACAATTCAATCATGCAGGCAATTGGATCTAAGGGAAATGTAGCAACAATTCCAATCTACAATCCATTAAATATCTATGATTCAGGTATGCAGCCACTCAACAATGATGGTAACACAAACAACACACCTGTAACTGTAGCAGGTGATAAGCAGACTTGTATGCTTATTCAGAGAATGAAGGCATTCCAGGCAAAGGACTTCACTAAGGAACTTACAGGTGCGGATCCTATGACAAATATCAAGTCAAAGATTCAGAACTACTATACACAGGTATGGGAAGCAATCATGATGGGAATTGCAGATACAGTTCTCGGTGTTGCAGCACTTTCAGACCATGTAACAGATTTATCTATTACATCAGGTTCAATCACTGCTGCAAACAAGATTGATGAAACTACAATGATTGATGCAGAGCAGGCAGCACTTGGTGATATGGCAGGTGGTCTTGGACTTGCGGTAATGCATTCAAAGATTTTTGCTCAGTATAAGAAGCTTGGCCTTGTATCTTATGACAAGTACACAGTAGGCAATGCTCTCAGAACTGACATTGAACTCCCAACAATCAATGGTAAGATTCCACTTGTTACAGATTACTACACTGTAGACACTACAGTATCAGGATATCCTGTATATAAGACATTCTTATTTGGTGAAGGTGCATTCCTTGAAGCTAATAAGAACAACTATGAGAATCAGTACACAACGAACTACGATCCTGAAACTGCTGCAGGTACAGACAAGTTCTATACAAAGCAGGGCAAGGTTCTTCATCCAAATGGTCTTTCACTTGCGGTTGATCAGATTGCTGCAGAGTCACCAACAGATACAGAGTTAAAGACAGGTTCAAATTGGACACTTAAGTTCAATCCAAAGAATGTCAAGATGGGCTTAATCAAGACTAACGGCTAAGAGAAAGGGGCAGGAACATGAACAGATTTGTAATCGTTGATGGTCTGCCTTATTTATATGCTGATGGCAAAACATACACTGTCAGATGGAATGATGAAGGGTTCACAGTAGGTGCAGAAGTAAAGCTTGCTTCTGTGCCTGCTCATACCTATTCTGAACTGTCAGTGAAAGCTAAATGCCAGGTGCTTGACAGCATAGGGGCAGATAAGAAGGCATCAAGAAGCAAAAAGAAAACTGCTGAAGAATAGGCGGTGATTCTATGATAATGACAGTTGCTAAACTTAGAGAATATATCACAACAGATAAGACAGATTCAGTGCTTGAAGATATGCTCCAGGCACTTGAACTTCTTATCAGGAAGTACACAAACAACAACTTTCAAAAGAGAGCATACAGAAGGAATGCTGATATAATCGGTGGAATTTTTGTGTGTGATGATTCAGTGCCTTTTGTTGTAGGTGAAACAGTTCAGATAAGTGTATCACCATTAAATGAAGGGCTTTATACTGTAGCAACAGTTAATGATGATACATTTACAACGAATGGGAATGTAATTGATGAAAGCAATGTGCTTGTGACCAGGGTGGAATATCCAAAAGATGTTCAGATAGGTGTTGTGAATATGGTCAAGTGGGATTTGGAGAACAGAAGCAAGGTTGGAGTTCAATCAGAAACAATCAGTAGGCATTCTGTGACCTATTTCAACATGGATGGGGATAATTCATCCCTGGGATATCCAAAGAGCCTGATAGGCTTTCTGAAACCTTATATGAAGGCAAGATTCTAGGGGGTGCTTATATGATAGGTGGCAATACTATAGCAGAGTTGCAAATCAGAACAGGCACTTCCAAGAATGCCATAGGTGAACGTATTCAGACATGGGAAGCAGTTCAGCAAATATTAGGATGGCTTGACTTATCATCAGGTGATAGCAAGTACAACACTTATAATGCAAAGATTCAGGAATCAACACATGTCTTTGTGGCAGATTATGTAGAACTAAATACATCAATCAAGGCAGAGAATAGCAGGGTTATTGTTGATGACAAAACCTATGATGTAATGTTGATTGATGATCCAATGGGGCTACACAAACAACTTGAAATCTTTCTGAAGTATACAGGGGGTCAGTAATATGGCGGTTGAATTCATTGATAACAGCATGAATGTAACTAATGCTATTGACGATGCTGTAAGTGCATTCTTGTATGAAGCAGCAGGAGAAGTAGCAGCACAGACCGCAAGAAAGACACCTGTGGATTCAGGACATCTCAAAGGTTCATGGACATATATAGTTGATGAATCAGCAGGTGTTGCCACTATTGGAAGCCCACTTGAAAATGCTATATGGAACGAATATGGTACAGGTGAATATGCTGCCAAGGGTGACGGAAGAAAAGGCGGTTGGTATGTTCATGAAAGTAAGTTATCTGCAAAAGCAAAGAAAAGGATGAAGAAAGTGATAGGAAAGGATGGCAAAATCTATTACTTCACTTATGGTAAAAGGCCACAAAGAACCTTTGAAACAGTTTTCAATGCTTTGAAGGATAAGATTATAAGAAGAGCTGAACAGCTATTTGGTGAAAGATTAGGGTGATAAATAATGAGCAATGAAGTATTAGGATATATTGATTCATTTATGGAATCCCTTGATATTCCTTATGAATTTATGGAATGGACAGGTGATGAAATCCCTGAAATGTATTTCGTAGGTGAATACCAGGAAATAGATTCACTTACAAAAGAAGAAGATGGATTCCAGGAAACCACTTTCATCCTGACAGGATTCACAAGGGGTAAATGGATTCTACTTGAAGAAGCAAAAGGTAAAATTGAAAAAGGCATCACAAAGACAGCAATTCTTGAAAATAATTCAGGGGTTGCTTTTTCTTATGGGCATAGCCTGGTTGTTCCAACAGGTGATGCAGAGTTGAAGAGAATTGAAATCAACTTAAATATCAAAGAATGGAAGGTGAATGAATAATGGGAAAAGCAGGAAAGCATGGTATCACAGCGGATACCACAAAAAATATCTTATTTGGTGCAGGTACTATTCATAAGAACTTAAAGTACACAACCAATGCATGGAACTTTGACGAATCTATCATTGGTGCTACAAATGGCGGTTCTAAGCTTACTATCACACCTGAGATTACAACTATTGAAGCTGATGGTGCATTAGTTGCTACAAAGGGCTTACAGGTCAAGACAGGTGAAACAGCCACAATGGATATCAATCTTTTGGAACTTACAAAGGATATCATCAAGGCAGCAACAATTGGTGCGGATGGATCATCATCTGATACAACATATGATTTGATTGAATCAAAGGCATCTATTGCTGCAGGTGATTATTTTGAAAACATTGCCTTCGTTGGTCAGACATTAGATGGCAGAAAGGTAATTGCAATCCTTGAAAATGCACTCTGCACTTCAGGATTTGCACAGGAAGGAAAGAACAAGGAAGGTGCAATTGGAGCATACACATTCACTTGTCACGCAGATATTACATCTGACCTTGATACACTTCCATGGAAGATTTACTATCCAAAGCCAACAGTATAGAAGGGTGGTAGCTTATGAAGGTAAAAGTTATCAAAGAATTTGTTGATAAATACACAGGGGAACTGCACACAGTCGGCAGTTCCTTTTCTTGTGAGAATGACAGATTCGAAGAGATTAAAAATGCAGGAGCATTTGTAGAAGTAGTTCCTGAAGTAAAGAAAGAAAAGAAAGAGGTATAAACTATGGATAATGAATCAATTATTGGAAAACCATACACACTTAGAAAGTTATGTGCTGATGATATCTTCCCAATGTGCAGCATACTCAAAAGGACCGGATTCAAGGAATTAAAGTCATGCTTTGATAAAGATACAATAAAGAATATGGTGAATAAGGGCGAAGCAAATGCAGATGTAGAAAGTATTGGATTCGCAATCATCATGGACATTGCATCTATCATTATATCAAATATGGAAAACTGTAAGGACAGTTTATATCAGTTTCTATCAAGCCTTACAGGCATGAGCAAAAAGGAAATTGGTGAACTTGATATGGATGTGTTCTTTGAACTTATTATCGATGTAATGACAAAGGATGAATTCAAGGGTTTTATCAAGGTTGCTTCAAGATTCATGAAATAGGAGATATCTCATTCATGGACTTGCTATTCAAAAGATATGCAAATCCTTTTGTTTTGCTTAATCAGATGATAGCGGTTGGCAGATTTGAGGAGTTTATTGATGAATTGGTGCAGATGCAGAACGATGATGTTGAAAATGAAACACTATGGGAACTGTATCTGCATCACAAATTTATAGATAAATCATTCAATGATTTTAAGAATCAACTTGAATATGACGAGCCTGAACCAGCAAGGCCTGTCAATCTTGAAGCAACAGTTAGCAAATCAGCAGATATCCTGAATGGGTTTGTGCCTGAATAGAATAAGGTGATAGCATGGAATTGTTTAGATTAATCGGCAGCATTGCCATAGACAATACAAATGCTAACAGGGCAATAAATGAAACAACAGAAGAAGCAAATGATGCTAAAGATGAAGTATCAGATGCATTCAATAAGATCGGTGGAACAGCAGTCACTATTGCAAAAGGAATAGGCGTTGCAGGTGTTGCCATTGGTGGTGCTTTTATTGCCACAATTGAAAGTACAAGAGAATACAGGCAAGAAATGGGGAAGCTTGACACAGCATTTGTCACGAATGGTCATTCTTCAAAGGCAGCAAAACAGACATATTCTGAACTTAATGCTGTGCTTGGAGAAACAGACCAGGCTGTGGAAGCATCAAATCATCTTGCTTTATTAACAGATAATGAAGAAGATTTGCAGAAATGGACAAATATCTGCACAGGAGTATATGCAACATTTGGTGCTTCACTTCCAATTGAAGGATTGACAGAAGCAGCAAATGAAACAGCAAAGGTAGGACAAGTCACAGGGCCACTTGCAGATGCTTTGAATTGGGCAGGAATCAGTGAAGATGAATTCAATAAAAAGCTTGAAGCATGTTCTAATGAGCAGGAAAGACAGAAGCTTATAATGGAAACACTGAACAGTACATATTCAGATGCATCAGTACAATATCAAGAAACCAACAAAGACATATTGGAATCCAGGAAAGCACAAGAAAGGCTATCTGATGCAATGGCAGCAGTAGGTGCAGTAGGCGAACCTGTTATGACATTAATCAAAAACAGCATTGCTGATATGGCTGAAAAGGTTGTGCCGATACTAGAAACACTAATAAAGAAAATCCAGGAAGGCATTGTATGGGTAAAAGAAAATGAAAGCACTATTCATACATGGGTTGCGGTTATCCTGGGGGCTACAGTTGCTATTGGTACATTTTTAGTGATTCTGAATTGGGGTGCAATTATGACAGCTGCTGCAAATGCAATAAATGTTGTTAGAACAGCAATTCTTGCTATGAATGCAGCTTTACTTGCAAATCCTATAGGATTGATTGTTGCACTGATAGCAGGCCTTGTAGTTGCCTTTGTGTATCTTTGGAACAATGTGGAAGGCTTCAGGAAATTTTGGATTGATGCGTGGAAGAACATCACAAAGGCAACTAAAGATGCAATGGAAAAGGTGAAACAATTCTTTTCAGATGCATGGAGCAAAATAACTTCAGTATTCGGTTCTGTTGGATCATGGTTCGGTGAGAAGTTCAAAGGGGCATGGACAAGTATAAAAAATGCTTTTTCAGGCTTTGCATCCTTCTTTTCTGACTTATGGAACAGGGTCAAAAATGGATTTGGAAATATTGGAGCAAAAATTGGCCAGGCAATGAGTGGTTCAGTAAAATCTGCAATGAATACTGTAATTGGACTTATAGAAGGTGCTATCAATAAGGGAATATCACTTATAAACAGTGCTATTGACCTAGCAAATAAGCTTCCTGCGGTCAATGTTGGCAAAGTTTCCAGGGTGAATCTTCCAAGGATGGCTGAAGGCGGTGTTCTTGAAAAAGGGCAGATAGGAATCCTTGAAGGAACAGGTACTGAAGCTGTAGTTCCATTGGAGAAGAATACAGAATGGATTGATAAGGTTGCAGCACGTTTTGAAGTTCATTCTGACAGTGGAGCAATAAAAGAACTTACTGAACGTGTGGATTCTATTATTGACCTTATACAAGCCCTGATGGGAAGAAATATATATCTTGATTCAGGGGCATTAGTTGGAGAATTAGCACCTGCCATGAATGATGAACTAGGCATCTATTACAACCTAGCAAAACGATATAACACAAGATGATAGGTTGATTTATTCAGCCTTTTTTTATTATACAAAAGAAAGGGGTGAATCCCTTGAATGTATTCAAACTTTTTGGTGAAATAGCCATAAAAGGAAAAGAAGAATCAAAAAGAGATATTAATGATGTAACACAGGAAGCAGCAAGTGCAGGAAATAAGCTTGCATCTACTGTTGGCAAAATAGCACTTAAAACAGCAAAAATAGGTGCTGTTGCTATCGGCACAGTGGCAACAGGTGTTGTAGCACTTACAAAGTCTGCCGTAGAAAACTATGCAGAGTATGAACAGCTTGTTGGTGGTGTTGAAACACTTTTCAAGAATAGTAGTAAGACCGTCATGAAATATGCAAACAATGCATATAAGAATGCAGGACTTTCTGCAAATCAGTATATGACAACAGTAACAGGCTTCTCAGCTTCACTTCTTCAGAGCCTGGAAGGTGACACAGAAAGGGCAGCAGAAGTTGCCAACATGGCAATTGAAGATATGGCTGATAATGCAAACAAGATGGGTACATCAATGGAATCCATTCAGAATGCTTATCAGGGTTTTGCAAAGCAGAACTATACAATGCTTGATAACTTAAAGCTTGGTTATGGTGGTACTAAAGAAGAAATGGAAAGACTTCTGAAAGATGCCCAGGAATTAAAGGCTGCGAATGGTGAAATGGTTGAGTATTCTATCAATTCATATGCAGATATCATTGATGCAATTCATACTGTACAGGTTGAGATGGGCATCTATGGAACTACATCAAAAGAAGCTGCAACCACTATCCAGGGTTCTATGAGCATGATGAAAGCTGCATGGCAAAACTTCATCACAGGCATGGCAGATGAATCTCAGGATTTTAATACATTGCTGAACAATCTGATAGATTCTATTTTGACATTTGCAGATAACCTAGTACCAAGGATCCTTCAGACACTTCCAAGATTAATAAAAGGATTAACACAACTTGTAAAAAAACTTGCTCCTCAAATTCCGAAGCTACTAAAAGAACTTATTCCTGCGGTAATTGATGGAGCAAAGGCCATCCTTAAGGCGGTAATTGATGATTTGCCTGAACTTCTTGAAACAATGTTCGGTGATATAGGTGGCAAGCTAGGAAGTGTGATTCAAAAGGCATTATCAGTACTTATTCCTGCAATATCTGAATTTGCTCAAACAGTTCTGCCTATTATCATCAATGCAATAGAGTTCCTTTCTGAACACTTCACAGGAATTGTAACTACAATTGGTACAGTGGTAGCAGCATTTGAAACATTCTCAATTATTAAAACTGTAACAACAGCAATTTCAGGTGCTTCTTCAGCATTTGGAGCATTTAGTGCAGTACTTTCTGCAAATCCAATCGGAATGGTAGTCACAGCAATTGGTGCATTAGCACTTGCTCTGTCAGGTTTATCTTCATTACTTGATGAAGATGTAAAATCAATGGATGCATATACAAGAGCATCGCATGATGAACTTTTAGCATCTCAGGAATCAGTGCAGAATTACAGAGAGTTAAAATCGGCTATCCAGGAAAAGTGTGATGCTGATTTGGTCAACATTGATAATACTGAGAAGTTATGGGCAGAATTACAAACACTTGTTGATGAACAGGGTAATGTTAAAGCAGGTGAAGAAGATAGGGCATCATTTATAGTTGGTCAGTTACAAGATGCTCTCGGTATTGAAATTGAACTGACTAATGGACAGATTAAGAACTATCAGGATTTAAAGACTGCTGTTGAAGATGCAATAAACATGAAGAAAGCCGAGATTCTTATGCAGGCAAGCGAAGAAGCATATTCTAATGCTATTAAGAATTTAAAGGAACAGGAAAATGATGCTGCAGAAAAGTATGCTAAATACGAGCAAGCTAGACAAGCTGAGAAAAGCAAGATGCACGAAATAGAATTGGCATGGCAGGAAGCTGAAGCTAATGGTCTTAACACTTATTCAAAGCAGAAAATAGATACATTGAATGCCGAGTATGATTCAATTGTCGGAACTCTTTCTGATACTCGTGCTGCATACAACAATAGCCTTGAAGTATTACAAGGATATTATTCAGACATTGAAACATACGAAGATGCATACGTTGCAGCATCAAAAGGCAACACTGAAGAAGTAATAAGTATTTTAAATAAAGAAGGAAAAGAGTTCAAGAAAGCAGCAGCTATAGTCGGAGAAGCAACAGAGCAGGAAAAAGAAGAATTTAGAATCCAGGCAGAAGAAGCAAAGAAAAAGTATGACATGATTCTTACTAACTATAAAAACGGAGCTAAAGGATTCACATATGAAATGGTTGCTACAGCATTCCAACAGTATAAAACGGCACAGACAGAATATGCCAAGGTTGGCGGTGCAATGGGTGACAGTATTATAAGTGGTGCTAATAATAAGAGTTCTGCTATCAGTTCTACACTTTCAGGCATTGTAAAAAGCGGATTGAACGCAGCCTTATCTGCAGCTTCTGCAAAGATAGCAAGTACAGGAACAAAGACTACAACAACAGTTACAGCAAAAGCCCATGCCAAGGGTGGTATTGTCAAAAAAGGCGAAATGGCATTCCTTGAAGGTGATGGAACTGAAGCCGTAGTACCACTTGAGAAGAACACAGAGTGGATCGGCAAGGTTGCAGACCAATTCAATACAGAAATGGACTCTAGACAGGTTGCAGATTCATCACCTGCAATCACTATCTCCCTTGCAGAAAAATTCGAAGGATTAGCATCTAAATTTGATGAATTAATTGAACTATTAACAAATCAAAGAATATACCTTGATAGTGATGTGCTTGTAGGCGAACTTACACCTGCACTAGATACATCATTAGGTCAGGCATATTCAAGAAAGGCCAGGGGCATATAATGAAACAGATTACTTTTGATAATTACAGGTCATTTGATGATTTGTATTTGATTTTAACTTCAAAGGAAATTGGAAGCCCAAAGATAAAAGAATACACTGTCAAGATTGAAGGCAGTGATGGTGTTCTTGATTATACAGAATTTTTTGGCGGCACACACTATGAGAATTTAACACATAAGTTTGAATTTTCAACAACAGTGCAACCTGCACTTGAATATTTTTCAAGGTTGAAAGATTTGCTTCATGGAAAGAAGGTCAGAATCGCACTTGATGATGATCCAGGTTTTTATTACATCGGCAGATTGACTATATCAACCTTGAAGAATACTAATAACATCTACAAGTTAAGTATTTCATGCAATTGTGAACCTTATAAGTACAAGAATAATCCAACAGTTGTAACAAAAACAATTAGTGGAAGTTCAGATATTATCCTTTCAAACATGAGAAAAAGGGTAGTTCCCACTGTTACAACTTCAGCAAGCATGACATTTGAGTGGGGTGGATATTCAGTAACACATTCAGCAGGTACATTTCAGATTCCTGAAATGGAACTTGCAGAAGGGAATAACACTATTAATGTAGCAGGCACAGGTACTGTGAAATTTGAATATCAGGAAGGGGGATTTTAATGTATAGAGTATATGCAGGAAGCCTTCTTCTTTATTCAGATACCATTGAAAATCTGAAGATATTTGATGCAAAAGCAACATTGGAATTAAATAAAACAGGTTCATTTTCTTTCAAAATCTATCCTGACCATCCTTATTACAATTTCATATATAAGCTAAAGACAATCATCACTGTATACCAGGATGATTTTTTGCTTTTTAGGGGAAGGGTATTGAATGACAATCTAGGATTCAGAAATGAAAAGACTATAGAATGTGAAGGTGAACTTGCATTCTTGATTGATTCAATTCAAAGACCATATAGCTATTCAGGAAGTATAGCAGGCTTCCTGAATCAGCTTATATCTGCACATAACAGCCAGGTAGAAGCTGAACATCAATTCACACTTGGCGAAGTGACAGTGACGGATCCCAATAACACTATTGCAAGAAGTTCAATAGACTACACAGATACCTGGACAGTTATAAATGATAAGCTTATCAATCTGCTTGGTGGATATATCAGTGTGAGAAGGGTTAATGGTGTAAGCTATATTGATTATTTGCAGGACTTCAATCTTCTATCTTCACAGAAAGTAGAATTTGCAAAGAATCTTCTTGATATGAAGAGATTAAGGAAGGGAGAACAGATAGCAACAGCATTGATTCCATTAGGTGCAAAGCTTAAGGATGAAGAAGGACAGGAAACAGATGAAAGACTTACTATAGCATCTGTAAACGAAGGAAAAGATTATATCTTTGATGCAGATGCAGTAAATCGGTATGGATGGATATGCAAAACCAACATATGGGATGATGTAACACAACCGCTAAACTTACTTACTAAGGGCAGAACTTATCTTGCAGAACTTGCAAATGCAACTGAAACTATTGAACTTTCAGCAGCAGACTTAGCAACCATTGATAAGACAGTGAATTCATTCCATCTTGGAACATATGTAAAGGTGACAAGTAATCCACATGGAGTAGATCAGAACTTCCTTGTAACAAAGCTTTCAATATCATTGTTACAGCCTGCATCCAACAAGCTTACTCTTGGTGGAATTGTAAAGTCATTTACTGAATCAATAAATGAAAATAAGCCTGTGGATGGGAAAAATGGTAAGAATGGTGTAGATGGAAAAGATGGTAAGGATGCAGCCATACAGAGTGATACAGAGCCTACAGACAAAACATATATGTGGCTTGATACTTCACAAGATCCACCTGTACTGAAAAGATGGAATGGTGAAGAATGGGAAATTATAAATGATACAACAGCAATCACAGAGTCAATTGCTATACTCAGTGAACAGACATCTGCCACTATAGCAAAAAGTAATTCGGAGATATTGCAGACAGTATCTGAACAATATTATTTGAAAACTGAAACAGATCAGCTGATAAGTTCCAAAACATCTGAATGGGAGCAGACAGCAAATGGATTCAGGCAGAGATTCACTACCATAGAAAAAGACATTGATGATGTTGTCAATGGCACTGATTCCAGGTTCAATGAACTTCATACTTATATTGATTATTCCACAAAAGGAATAGAACTCGGTTCATCAAATAGTAATGTGAAGGTTCTGATTGACAATGACAGCTTGGATATAGTGGACAATGGGTCGGTGGTGGCTACATTTGCTAATAACAGATGCTATACACCAAACCTTATCGTAGAGTATGGTGGAAGCCTTCAGCTTGGTGACTTTGCATTCTTTCCAAGAAACAATGGCAACTTATCATTCAAAAAGATAACTTAAACTACAGTGTACTGAAGATGAGATATTGAACTATTAGAAAGGAATAGAAATATGGCATCTTCAGGCACTATAAATAACACTTTTAGGACAGGCTATGCGGTAAGAATAACATGGACAGTAACAGGACAGGATGTGGCAAATAACACATCCACAGTCACCGCCAATGTTCAACTTGTATCACTTGGCAGCAGTTACACTATCAATTCCACAGCATCAAAAAGCGGTTCACTGACAGTTGATGGTACAAAGTATAGTTTTACTTTCAGTGCTGCACTATCAGGCAATCAAACTAAGACAATCTATACAAAGACAGGAATTGTAGTACCACACAATGCAGATGGCACAAAGACTTGTGCTTTTTCGTGCGTGGCAGGAATAGCGGTCACATTGGGTGGCACATATTATGCAAGTGTAAATGCTTCAGGCACAGGAGCATTTGACACTATCGCAAGAGCATCTTCTATATCATCAGTGACAGCTTCTGTGGAAGTCGATGGCACAAATGCATGCACTGTGAATATCAACAGAAAATCAAGTTCATTTACACATACTGTCGAATGGAAGATTGGAAGCTATTCAAAGACAACAACAGGTGTTGGAACATCTGCATCCTATGCCATACCTACATCATGGATGAACTCAATACCAAATGCCACTTCAGGAACAGCCACAGTGACAGTAACAACATATTCAGGAAGCACAAAGATAGGGAATGCGGTATCGGCTACATTCAATATAACAGTTCCTGTGACAGTAGTGCCTTCCATTTCATCTGTGAGCATATCAGAAGCGGTTGCAGGGCTTGAATCAAAGTTCGGTTCATTTGTTCAGAGTAAAAGCAAATTAAATATTGGAATTACAGCTACAGGAATATATGGAAGCACAATCACGCAATACAAAACATTCATCCAGGCTATTGAATACCATGGCAATTCATTCACATCAAATGTCATAACGGCATCAGGAACTATTGGAATTGTAACAGTTGTAACAGATTCAAGGGGCAGGACAGCAAGATATGATGGTGATATTGTAGTTCTACCTTATACAGTGCCTACAATTTCAACATTCACAGCTTACAGAAGCAATTCAGCAGGTGTGCAAGATTATGAAGGGCAGCATTTGAAAATTGCTCTGAACTTCTTGATTGCGAATGTAAATAATCTGAATGATAAGTATTATGAAATTGTATACAGAATAAAAGGAACAACAACATGGTCAATTCTTGAATCAGGTAATATTTACTCAAAAGATGCAACAATAATCACAGGGGCATTGTTCAATCCTGATAATGCATATGAACTTGCATTGAATTTGTATGATTACTTCGGTGAATCACATGCAACTGTATATATCCCAACAGCATTTACTTTGATAGACTTTCATTCTAGTGGAAGAGGTATTGCATTGGGTAAAGTTGCTGAAAAAGAAAATGTAGTAGAAATAGCACTTGATGTTGAGATATCAGGCAGGCTAATACAAGAAGATAAGATAGCACCAACACTTCTAAACAATTGGCAGAATTATGGTGCAGCTTATGAAGTGGCTACATATTGGAAGGACAAATGCAATGTGGTTCATATAAGTGGAATGGTCAAGGGTGGAACAGTTGCAGACGGAACAGTTATATTCACATTGCCTGCAGGATATAGGCCAAGGACACCTGAAAAATTCATAACTGTTTCAGTAAATGCTATATGCATCTTGGATATTTACACAAATGGAAATGTCACTATTCGTGCAGGTGCAAACACATCCTGGTTGTCACTTTCAGGAATTAGCTTCAAAGCAGAAAACTGAATATAGAATAACTAAAGAGAAAGGCATTAATATATGGAAGGAATAGTATCAGCAGCAATCACAGGAGTTCTTGCATTAGTGGGAATTATCATCACAAATGTTCAGAGCAACAAAAAGATTGAACATCAGCTTGAAAAGGCTCAGGCGGTGTCGGATTGCAAGATTGATGAACTTACAAGAGAAGTAAGAGAACACAATAACTTCGCAAGGCGAATGCCTGTGGTGGAAGAACAAATCAAAGTCATAAATCATAGGCTTAGTGACCTGGAACAAAAAGGCCAATAGACATAAAGAAGGGGCAGGTGTTAATCCTGCCCTGATTTTTAATTATAAGCATTAAGGAGAATAGCAAGTGTAACCTGTGCAAGTTTATCATCTTCAGCAGGTTCTATGAGCCAATCACGATCATAATCAGCTACCCACACACCATCAATCTTGATGCTAAGTTTGCTTATCTTTCCACCATTGATGCCATACTCACTGCATTCTTTAAAGGATTTTACATACCAATGTGCTATCTTTGTCTTGCCACCTTCAACAGGTATTCCAACTGTTCCTTCATGCCACATATCAATCACCAATCCCTTCTTCAACATAACATATCAAAATGTTATCAGAACACTTTGATATCATCTCCATTATTTCTTCATCAGGTTCATCAAGAACTTCTGCCCTTGCTATCTTGAATGCTTCCTGCTCAAGTTCAATTCTTGTCATATCAATCACATTTCCTTTCTAATCCAATAGTTTCCAATGCATCCTTGTGAACTATCCCAAGTATCGTGAATCTTCTTGTTGATGATTGCGATTATATGATGACCACCAATGTTGGCAATATATCTTTCATTCGCATTTGCAATATTCATACAGAATTCAGTTCCTGTGTACTTTGTGTTATTTGGCTTCTTTGGCTGCTTGTTCTTTACCCAGCCTTTAGATTCAAGGTATTTATTGATTGTTATACTTTCACTTGGGTCATACCCTGTATTGCACTGAAGTTCAGCCATTTCCATAACCACCTGATTGTATGGAATTTCAAGTGCTGTGCTTATAGCACGAATCACACAATCAGTAGTAAATCGATTCTTTGGATTTGCATTGTAAAAAGTAAACACATCAGTGTTTGGATATTTCTCTTCTCATATCAATCACCTTTCCCCAGGTTTGACCACCCACCTGGAAGGAAGAGTTCTAAGCTACAACATGCTCTGCTGAGATAAACTCGCCATCTTTCGAGATTACTTCTTTACCTTCAGCTAAGAAGTATTTATTCAATCCGAACCTTGCGGTGTTTCCAAATTCATCAGCCACAGTGATGAACTTAGCAGTTCTTTTTGTAACCAGGTAGATGACACTTAAATCTGCGTCACCTATAAATCTTGAATAATACTTCTTTCCAATTTCAAATGCTATCATATCAATCACCTTTCCCTTTCAATTGGTTGTTTATCATGATGTTATATTACAATACTTGTGCAAGTATATCAATGCACAGAATGGACAAACTTGTGCAAGTATATTTGTGCAATATATATACTTGTTCAAGTATATAAAATGTAGTATGATGGACTCATCAAATACAAGGAAGGTGATCAGATGGGAAAAGCCACTACAAAAGCAAAGAACAAATACAATGAAGCAAATTATGACAGAATAGCCCTGGTTGTTCCTAAAGGCAAGAAGGAAGAATATAAGAAGCTTGCAGAAGCAGCAGGGAAGTCATTGAATCAATTCATTATTGAAAGAATCGAAAGAGCAGAAGATCAGGAATAACGCAATAAATCAAAAAAGGGCAGGGATGAAAACCTGCCCTTTTTTGATAGTCCAGGATAGTCCGAGATAATCTGAGTTAACCACAAAAAAACAGAGTATAGTCCAAGATAATCCAAGATAGTCCAGGATAGTCCGAGATAGTCTAAGATAGTCCGAGTTAGCCACAAAACGCAAAGTATAGTCTAAGATAGTCCAAGATAGCCCATGGCAGCAGGAACAAATAAAATAACAGGCTATTTCAAACAGGTCATTCTATTGACAGACACTTCATAAGCGGTAAGAGTTTCTGAATAATCAACATAATTCTTCACATATTCCCTGCTTTGAATTCTACCAACAAGTGATACATGCTCACCTACACCAAAGGATGAAGCAAATCTTGCATTTCTTCCCCAACATATGCAAGGGATATAGTCACTTTTTCCATATGGCCTATTTACAGCCAATGTAAGGTCTGTGATTTCCCTTCTAAGTGGAGTTTCCCTGTATGAAGGATTCTTGCATACAAAGCCATCAAGCATTATTTCATTGATAGGTTCTTCTGCATCTGTCAGATATATTTCTGTTGCAAACACAGAAAGAAATAAATGCTTTTTCAAACCATCATCCTTGTTGTAAGAACGAAATTGACCTTCTATGTAAACATTTTCATTTTTATAATCTTTTGTAACATCAAATAATTTGTCGGACACAAGCACCTGGATTCTGTCCTTCGTGCCACTTGCCCTTTGTGTTTCTACAAATACAAGGTAAAACTTATCATCTAAGGTTTCATGATTAAATGTAAAATCAGATGTTATTCTCCCAAGGATTTGTACTTGATTATTTTCTATCTTCATTTATTCTCTCCTTTCTCTTGAAGATAGGCAAATGTTATCACCATAAAATGCAACTGTCAGTATCTGCCAATATGCCAATTTTTCCAAATTGTAAGTAAAATATTACATCCTAAAAATAGGAAAATAATGGTAGAAAAAAATTACGTTATAGTATAAGATTTTGGGTAAGAATTTTTCTTGAATATGGGGGGTTATATGGAAGAGAGAAGATCAGAAAGGGCAGCAAGGTTTGCACAGATTTTTTCAAGGTCAAGATATGATGCAGGAAAGTCACAGGAATTCATGGCTGCTGAATTAGGGGTATCAAAAAAGACAGTTCAAAATTGGGAGAAAGGGATAAGTTCGCCTTCCTTTTTTCAGGGTTCAGAATGGTTTCATGCATTAGGATTAAATCCTATGCCTTACTATTTGGCATTTGTATATCCTGACATGAATGGGATGCAAGGGAGTTCAACTGATGATAAGATTGTGGAAGCTTTGAATTCCATCATCAAGCAGATGTCAATCACAGACAAAAGAGCATTATTGTATCTTTTGTTTGGGAATCATGGTAGTTCATCAAAAATGGTTCTTCAAATGCTTCTTGCACACTTACATACACCAATGAAGGACAGGGTGGCACATGCAAGTGTGATTGCTCAAAATTATGAAATGGAAGAAAAGCTTGGGAACATAGTATGCCAGGGTAACATCATGCCTGACATGGAAGCATTGAATAAAGCAATTGCAGAAGGAAAAAGGTCAGTAATGGAAAATAAATATGGATATAGCGGTGTGGAATATAAAAAAGAATAGCCACATTGCTGTGGCTACATAGTACCTATGATTTTGATTCCTTTTTTTAATCTTTTTTCAACATGCCTTCGTGCAGTTCCACCAAGGGCTGAATCAATGGCATTCTTTGCATGGTCTTGTGAAGCATAGATATTATTATCACCTTCAATGCCAAGGATCCATCCACTTTCATACCTTGTGATGGTGACATTTCTATATTTTGCAGGTGGGCAAGGTTTCCCATTGTTATCTTTCCATGTTATTCTAATCATAAATAATCCCCTTTCAGGATAATATCTATGATAGATGTGCTGTAAAAGAAGCACATCCATCATCAATATCAAAGCCAATAATAATATGCGGTGATTTAAATGTTGCAGCAACCGCATTAGATATCAAAAATCCAAAAGCCAACGAAAGGAACGCAGGCTATACAATTGAAGAACGAGAGAAGTTCCAGGCTTTACTTGATGCAGGCTTTGTTGATTCCTTCAGATATTTGCATCCTGATGAAGTAAAATATTCTTGGTGGTCTTATCGTTTCAAGGCAAGAGAGAGAAACGCAGGGTGGAGAATAGATTACTTCCTTACATCAGAATCTGCAAAGGACAGGATAAAAGCTGCTGATATTCATACTGAAATATTAGGCTCAGACCACTGTCCTGTATCATTGCAGATAGATATCTAAATTGAATTCATCATTGTTGGTTCTGCTAAATTCAATTCTATCAATGAATAGTTTCAAGAAGTCATTCTTTGCCTGGGCATCAATGGAATCATCCTTCAGCATTTCAAGAGCATCAGACAGGAACATAATCTTTTCTTCATATTCTGTCTTTTCAGGGATAGAATATTCAAGTTCCTGCAACTGAGATTGAATGGCTTCTAATCTTTCATTGTGCTTTGATTTTCGTGATACAAATTCATTTGGTGTATAGATGCCTTCTTCGTAATCGTCAAAGATTTTGGAAAGCTTCTTCTCAATGGATTTCTTTTCTTTTTCAAGAACCTGAATCTGCATTGCAATATCATCTTCATTCACAATGGATTGATTATCAATCTTCATTTCATAATCTTCCAGGTACAACTTCAGACCATGAACAAAGGCATCCATTACATCAGACATAAATGCAGACTTTACTTTGCACAATTGTGATTGCCTATGAAGGATTCTCGGAGCAACATTTGTCTTGTGCTTATAGCCTGCATACACCATAGCCTTCTGACACTTGGCACACACTATAAGTCCTGCAAGTGGATTCTGCAAGGATTCCCCTGATTTGGTTTTATCATGCTTAAAGTTCTTCTGTGCTTCCTGCCACAATTCATCAGATACAATAGCTTTATGAAGGCCGTCATATTCCATGTAGTGCCTTGTGTGATTGGAACGTGGCCTTGATTTCACCAATTGACCATTAGTCATAGATTTAACAACCATCCTGTCATTCCATCTTACCTTACCTTTGTAGGTTGGATTGGTTAGGATGGTTTTTATTGTTGCAAGACTCCATTCAGGGTCACCTGAATATGTTGGAACATGAAGGTCGGTAAGCTTTCGTGCAATTTCCCCAGGTGTCATATTCTTATCAACTGTCCATTCAAAGATATTCTTCACAATTGCTGCTTCTTCAGGGTGAAGTTCAAGGGTCCTGTATACTTTGGTTTTTAAGATATTATAGCCATAAGGCCTATATGAACCCATGAACTGTCCTTCAACAACAGCCTGCCTTCTTCCTCTTTCCAATCTCTTCTGAATGGTCTTATATTCCCTTCTTGACATAAACAGAACGAATTCCATGTATTCTTCATCATCAGGATTGTGGGCAACATCATAAGTTTTTGTTGGAGTAACAACAAGCAGACCTTCACGATTATTTGAATATTTCAGACAATCCATGATAGTTTGCATGTCTGCCTGGTTTCCCCTGGATAATCGGTCGACATCAATGATAATGATTCCTTTGTATTTTCCTTCATAGCACTCACTGATAACTTTTTGAATTTCAGGCCTTGCAGCAATGGTTTCACCTGATACAAGTTCCTTGTAAGTCTTGCCAACAAATAAGCCCTGCCTTGCAGCAAGGTTTGTCAGAATTTCTTCGTGCCTTTTCAAGGTTTCCATTTCCCCAAGCTTTTCTGCTTCCACATCAGCCCTTGATTTTCTAAGATACATAACATATACATCTTGTTTGGTCATGGTGTTCACTTCCTTTACTTGCGTTTGCTTTTGACATACTTTGCATATTCATATACTTCATTCATTTCAGCATCAGTTAATTGTAATTCTCCGAATTCTTCCATGAACAACTTTAGTTTAGATTCTAATCTATCATTATATACATTTTTATCTGTTTCGATTTCAGCAACTGCATCAATCTGTTCCTGCTCCCATCCCATAAGATATGCAGGTGTTGTTTCGAGTGCTTCTGCAATTGGTTCTAGTATATCCAATGGAAGATTCTCGATATCACCTTTTTCATATCTGTAAATGGTAGATCGATCCTTGCCAAGTTTCCTTGCCAATTCTTCAGCACTCATCTTTAATTCTTTTCTTCTTTCTTTCATTCGTAAGCCAATCTTCATATAATCACACTCCTTCAAAATGCATTATACAATCAATGTCGCAAATATGCAACTTGTATTTATAGTGGAGAATAAAAAAGTCGCACAATATGCGAAAAAAGTATTGACATTAAAATCCATTAGAGTTACTATTTCAGTGTCGCACGATATGCGACAATTCAAAGGAAAGGAAGTGAGAAAATGAACATCAGCAAATTAAAAGGGAAGATTGTTGAAAAGGATTTGAATATTGAAAAATTAGCAGAAATCATAGGAATTAACAGGGCATCCCTTTATAGAAAAATGTCAAATGCTGAGAAGATCACCTGCGGAGAAGCATCCAAAATTGCGGATGCACTTGAACTGAGTGATGAAGAAGCAATTGATATTTTTTTATCCAAAAAGTCGCACGATATGCGATTTATGGAAAATTAAGCAGCAATTAACAATGGCTATTTATGTGAAGTTCTTCACATAAGGCAGAAAGGGGCAAGCCTATGCAGGAAATCAAATACAACAATGCAACTGTCAGGATTCATGGAACAGCTGACAATGACAAGATCAGGAAAGCAGCAACCGATTTCCTGAAGAAGGTGGAATTCCAAAGAAGAAAGGCGGTGAAGAAATATGAAAAAGCTGTTTGATGTATTGGCTGTAATAAGTGCAATCTTACTGTTCACATTCATGATGGCACTTGATTCACCAAGCAACATACCAATCATCACCTGCTTAATAACAAGCCTATACTTAGCAATTTATGTAAAGGGGGTGATTAAACATGACATGGTCAATAAGTGATGATCCATATGCAGACTTTGACAAATGGGATGCAGAACAGTGGGAAGAACTACAAAGATTACCGATATGTGCAAGATGCAAAGAACGTATCCAAGACGAGTACTTATACGATGTAGAAGGCAGAATCCTGTGTCAGACCTGCATGGAAAAGGAGTACGAAAAATCGGTAGAAGATTACATGGAATAAGAGAAAGGAGAAGCATGAAAGTATTAAGTTTATGTGATGGAATGTCATGTGGGCATATTGCTCTTGATAAGGCAGGTATTGAAGTAACACAGTATTTTGCAGCGGAAATCAAGGAAATAGGCATCCAGGTCACGAAACACAATTATCCAAATACTATCCATATCGGTGATGTAAATAAAATCTCATTCAAAGACGGAATATTGTACACCGAAAAAGGGGAGTTCAATGTTGGACATATTGATTTGGTCATGTTTGGAAGCCCATGTCAGACATTTTCAATTGCAATACCAACAAATCAAAGGGTTGGATTAGAAAATCTTGAAAAATCAGGACTTTTTTATCAATGCAACAGAATATTGCAGGAAACAAATCCAACATTTTTCTTGATGGAAAATGTCGAGAGTATGAAGAACTCAGATAGAGATGCAATAAGTTCAATGATTGGTGTTGAACCTATTATGATTGATGGTCAGTTAGTAGGCCCTGCACTAAGGAAAAGATACTTCTGGACAAACATCCCAAATGTTGAACAACCAAATGATAGCCATATCTTATTACAGGATATTTTGGAAGATGGATATACAGACAGAAAGAAAGCAAGATGCCTGGCGGTTATTGATAGCAGGCCAAACACAACTCCAATAAAAATGTTTCATAGATATTATTCAACAGAATTTACAACATTGATTTTCAAATCTAAAGAACACTATGAAACTTGCAAACAATACTATGACAGCCATTACAAAGGTATTCCTGCAAAATTCATTACGGATCCGCCTGCATTGTTTGATGGTGTCAGATATATGAATCAAACAGAATTGGAAAGGTGTCAACGAGTTCCTGAAGGATATACAAGGTGCTTGACAAGAAATGATGCAGCCGATGTCTTGGGTGATGGATGGAATGTAGATGTTATTGCTCACATATTCACATACTTACCTGATGAATATAAGAAAAGGAAAAACGAATGAAAGTATTGGAGTTATTCGCAGGAACAAGAAGCATAGGAAAAGCCTTTGAAGCCAAAGGGCATGAAGTATTTTCTGTTGAATGGAACAAAGACTTTGAAAATATAAACCTTTATGCAGATATAAGCACAGTGTCAGCAGATGATATTCTTCAGAAATTTGGTAGGCCTGATGTGATATGGGCTTCACCTGATTGTACAACATTCAGCGTTGCAGCAATAAGCCGACACAGAAGGCGAAATCCTGAAACAGGAAATCTCGACCCTATCAGTGATTATGCAGAATTCTGTGATGAAGTAGATAAGCATGTGTTACAGCTTATCAAAGAATTGAATCCCACATTCTACTTCATAGAAAATCCCAGGGGTGGAATGAGAAAGATGACATGGATGCAGAACTTGCCTAGATATACAGTGACATATTACAAATATGGGGAAAAGAGAATGAAACCAACAGACATATGGACAAATCATCCTGATCCACAATTCATTGCACCTTGTAAAAATGGTGACCTATGTCATGAAGCTGCACCAAGGGGAAGTAAGACAGGAACGCAGGGATTAAAAGGAAGCAAAGAAAGAAGTATTATTCCTGAAGCATTGTGTAAACACATTGTTTGCATTTGTGAAAAATATATCAAAGAAAGGGGCAAAGAAATGGAGTTAAAAATCTACAATCCAACAGAAGATGGATTCATAAAAACCATTGAATGGAATTATGAAGAAATCAAAAGACAGGTCGCAGATACAGTAGAAATGTATACAGACCTTGTATATACAGATGAACAGATAAAGGAAGCCAAGGATGATAGGGCAGCACTTAATAGATTCATCAAGGCATTAGAAGATAAGCGAAAGGAAATCAAAAATCAATGCCTAGCACCTTATGAATCTTTTGAAAAGCAGATGAAGGAAATCATTGCATTAGTGAAAGAACCTGTAGCTTTGATAGATTCCCAGGTTAAGGGATATGAAGAAAAGAAGAAGCAGGAAAAGATGGATCAGGTCACATCAGCATGGTGCGGTTTAACAAAGCCTGAAGGTCTGACACTTGAAAAGATATTTGATTCAAGATGGCTAAATGCTTCATATAGCATCAACAAAGCCACAGATGAAATGATAGCAAAGATTGACAAGTTCAAAGCAGAGATGGATGTGCTTGCAGATTTGCCTGAATTCAGCTTTGAAGCACAGCAGGTGTATATTTCAAGCCTTGACCTGCCAAAAGCCCTGAGTGAAGCCCACAGGCTCGCAGATGTGGCAAAGAAGAAGGCAGAGCATGAAGCAGAACTTTTCAGACAGAAAGCTGCAGAAGAAATGGCAAAGCATATGACACCACCTGAAACATATGAAGAAGAACAGGTCCCAGGGCAGATGAATATGTTTGATTCAGAAGATTATGAACCTACTGAAAACTTCATTCCAACATTTGCAAAAGAGCCTGAAAAAGAATGGGCGGTTGTAAGAGTGAAGATATCACCTGATGATAAGGCAGCCATTGAACAGTATCTAGCAACTAACAACATTGAATACAAATTTATGTAAAGGAGAAAAAGCCATGGATAACACAACATTTGAAGAATTAGTAAGAGATAGCGAAAGACTTGAAACTGTAAAGAGATATGTGAAGTCAACCAAGTATGTTGATGAGAGAATTATCAAGATCATATTAGGCATTGAAGATGAGCCTGTAAAGGAAGGTGAATAGGTATGAGATTCAGGACACTGAAGGCAGATGAAATTGATTGCAGGGTAAAGCAGATTACTAGAAATGGAATATCAATACTCTTATACAAAGATGCAAGAGTAGATCAGAACATCCTGGATGAAACAGTGGGTGCTATGAATTGGCAAAGACACCACTCAAGAGATAATGCGAATTGCATAGTATCGATATGGGATGACGATAAGAAACAGTGGGTTGAAAAAGAAGATACAGGCAAAGAATCCAACACAGAAGCAGAAAAAGGATTAGCATCCGATAGTTTCAAAAGAGCCTGCTTTAATTGGGGCATTGGCAGAGAGTTATATTCTGCACCATTCATATGGATAGGAGCAGACAAGGTAAACATTGAAATCGGCAAGAATGGCAAGGAACAATGCTATGACAAGTTTGTAG